GTATTTGTATTCGCCACCGCTTAAGCGCGTAAGTCCATGCGGAGGAAGTTTGTACTCTTGCTTCGCCCACGCCTCAAACGCCGCCCGCACTTCCGTCACCGGCTGCGCTTCCTCGACAGTGGGGGCGGCAGCGAGCATGGCGCGATACTCCCCTTTCCAGTCGGGAAATGTCGCTCCGGTTGACTCGTAGTGGTTCTCTGCGGCAACCTCCATTTCGTCTGTTGGCTCTATCGGCGCAACCCGCTGCTTCTCATCATCTATCCAGACTAAGCGTTTCATGCTTCACCCCTGTTGCTCAATTTGAGCGCACGAATTTCGAATGCCGCTTCTGCGGGATCAATGTTCTCATCGCAGATATTTGCCGCCTCTTCTAAAGTAGTGCTCCGTACTGCTTCCCCAATCTCAAGCGCTTCCGCAGCATTTAGAATCGCAGCGCGATCTTTGATCCAGAGCGCCCTCATGTCGATCGCGCGCAGTGCTTGCGCTATTTGTTTGTTGTTCATGCTTCACCTTCCTCGTTACGTACCGCCGAAAGCAACGCTAACAACTGCGGGTAGAAGCGAAGCGCAGATCTGCCGTCCATGTCCGCTATCTCTTCTTTTGTGAACGTCGGCCACTTACTGATGAGGTAGCATTTGCACCCGGCACGCAGATGGTCGTCCGTGATAGTGATCTTGTATGCAAGCCCGGAAATCACAACGGGTGTCCGCGAACACTTTTCGGAGACCCACGCGTTGCCGTAGACCCGCGCGTTGCCGGAGACCTGCGCGTTGCCGGAGACCTGCGCGTCGCCGTAGACCCACGCGTTGCCGTAGACCCGCGCGTTGCCGGAGACCTGCGCGTTGCCGGAGACCTGCGCGTCGCCGTAGACCCGCGCGTTGCCGGAGACCTGCGCGTTGCCGTAGACCCGCGCGTTGCCGGAGACCTGCGCGTCGCCGTAGACCTGCGCGTCGCCGTAGACCTGCGCGTCGCCGTAGACCTGCGCGTCGCCGTAGACCTGCGCGTCGCCGTAGACCCACGCGTTGCCGTAGACCCGCGCGTTGCCGGAGACCTGCGCGTTGCCGGAGACCTGCGCGTCGCCGTAGACCCACGCGTTGCCGTAGACCTGCGCGTCGCCGGAGACCTGCGCGTCGCCGGAGACCCGCGCGTTGCGGTAGACCTGCGCGTTGCCGTAGACCCACGCGTTGCCGTAGACCCACGCGTTGCCGGAGGCGTGCGCAAGGTTGGCTTCTTCCGCGATGTATCCGCCCAAGTCGCCAGGCTCGACTGGTGCCATACACGACAGCGCTGGAATCGCCACCAAAGCCCGAATGCGACGGACCACAATCCCAGGGGCGATAACCTTCTCGTCACCCTCAACAAATTCGTATTTCTTGCTCATGTTTTTCTCGGTTAGGCAGCGCTTGAAAGGTCTTCGCGACGGTCGCGATAGGCTTGGTTCAACTCTTCAAGGGCCGGTCCTTCCGGCAGTTCGCGCATGTCATCTGCGATCAGGTCTAGCACATCCAAATCCTTGCACTCGGCGATGCGCTTTTTGACGGTGTCGATGTCGAATGTGGGCGCATCAGGTGTCGGGTTGTTTTCCAGTGCAGGCGCATCTTGATCGTCGCTATCGTCGCCTGGAGTGGGAGTGACGTAATCGCCTTCAAGCACGTTATCTAGCGCTTGCGAATGTCCGCGTGCCGACAGGTCATCTAGGTCCGCCGCATGGGCCAGTTCGATGCTGACCGGCAGATATTTCACGAGACGGCGAAGCACGGTCTTGCGGCCCATCTCCGCGAAGTGCGCGCCCCACGGCGAATCCTCGGTCTTGCCAAAGCGCTTGGCGGTCTTCCATCCCTGCGAGTTATCGCGGATCTGAAGGATCTGATCCTTGCTCATGACCTCGAATGCATGGCCGCCGCCGACCAGCTTGGCCACCGCATAGAAGGCGACGATATCGCCGCGTTCACTCATGGCGGGCCGGTGTGTCAGCTTTTCGTCCAGACCGTAGGCATAGTCGAAGTCATCCTTCTCGCAAACCTCGTGCGCGGCGATGCTCACGATCTGACCGGACCGGCGCGCGAGGTCTACGAGGCCCTTGTAGCCAAGCACGATCTGCACTTCGGTGATGCCCTTTTTCCGGTTCTCGAACGGGATCAGGTATGCGTGCCCGAGTGGCGTGTTCGGTTCGAGCCCCAATTGCGAGCATTGCACGATGGCCCCCATCAGTGTTTCCACCTTGCATCCCATCAGCTTCGGCGTTGTGCGCAGCGCGCCGAGAGCGATCTTCAGCATCCGGTCCGGGCTGACGTGGCGCGGCAGGATAGCGGCCAGCATGCCCTTTTGCGATTCGAAGAACTGCTTCACGTTACCGATACCAGCATCTGCGGCGACCATTTGCGATGTCTGCTTTAGCATCGCCAGATTCGTTTTTTGCGGTTGTGCCACGATCATTCCTCGTCTATTTGCTTGAATGCCCAGGCGGGCAGGGTTTCAATGCTGATTCCGTCGCCGTATCCGGGCCACACGCCAGTTTCGATGCAGCGTTGATAGGTAGACAGGTCCCGCTTGTACAAATCCCGTCCTGCCGCGATTGATGCTTCGTCCAGCATTACGACGCTCGCGGCATATGGCCATTCGGTCTCGACGGCCAGGAACAGGAAGCCGCGCACCTCGGTTTGTGCCGCCGCCTCGTAGCCGTCGCTATAGAAGGCGGCTTGAACGTGGTAGCGCTTGCGCGCGATCTGGCGCTTGAACTCGGCGGGGCTTGCGTCGCTGTAGGTTTTGACGTCTAGCAGCACAGCGCTTTCGCTGTACGGATGCACCCAATCCGGCCTGCACCGGCACAGCGCAGCGGTGTCGGCGTCTTTCCAGAAAGCAGACACTTCTGGCTTCCCGGAATCGAGGACATCGCGCACGTCGCTGATGCGACGCACGGATTCAGCTTGATGCATTGCGGTGGCGTGCTGCTCTGGCTTGATTCCTATCTGGCCCGGACTTAGCGTTTCTTCAAAAGCTTTCCATTCTTTTGTTGCGCGCGTCGTGACTTTTGGCCCGACGACATATCGCTTATCGAACTCGTGCGGCTCCAAAATCGCGGCGTGCGCGAGTTGGCCCTCCAACTGACCGGGCTTTATCGTGCGCGGTGGCCGTGCCGGATCGAACGTCCAGGCGTAGAACTTCGCTGCGGACTGCGCGATCAGATCAAGGCCCGACTTCGATACCTCGGTCGTGCGCGAGTGGTAATCCTCGATCGACATGTGCGGGTCGACGTGCGGCATAAACGGTGCGCGATCCATTACAGGAATCCTCCGAGCGAAAGGGCGTTCCACGCGGCCAGGGCCAGCAGCATCGCGACAGCGCCCGCCGCGAACGAGCCCCAGTGAATGCGGCGGCGCGGAGCAGTGCGCTCTATTTCGTAGTTGGGCGTAAAACGTGTCTCACTCATCAAATCTCTCCACACAAGCGGTGCCGCAAACGATGCACTCTGCGTCAACGATCGGCCCGCACACTGTTAAATGCTCGACACGCTCAAACCGACGTTCAGCGCGGCAGCACGGGCACCAAGCAAGCTCAGGGTCAACGTAGTACCGCGCGTGATCCTCGGGGGCGTAGTCGAAGCGGAACATGTCAAGCTCTCGCTTGTGCCGCAGCATCGCCGGAGAACACCATCGCGGCATTCGCGCTGTAACGCGCAAACATGTCGCCGAACAGGGCAACCAGCTTTTCCTGGTTCGTCGAATCGGCAAGCGTGTACGTCTGCGCGAGAGAGGCGGCGAATGAACCGGTCTGGCGCTTCATCAGTTCCAGCGCGCCGTATGTCGGTCGAGAGGCGGATTCCAGGCGATCGATCGCGGCTTGAGCGCGGGCCGCAGATTCACGCATGGCGCGGGCTTCCATCTGGCGCTGGTTTTCCTCGCGGCACGCCGCACGGTTCGGGTCAATGTCGAATACCTGGGCTGGCGCGAAACCAGCCAGCGCGGCGTAGACGGGGTTGGTGGTCTGCATGTCTTGCTCCGGGTGGGTATGGAGCGGGGTGCGCTCCGTAAATTCACTCAACAAATGTGTTAAGTGAATTTGACACCACAGGCGAGCGAATGTCAAGTTTTCTCGTCAAATTTGTCAAGAAAACTTGATTTTTTAAATACTGGAGCCGTCTTCGCGTTCCGGTTTGAGCTCAGAACCCCTGCGATTGGGGGAGGGTCTAGCATTCCCCGCTGCCCGGCAACTGGCTAGAGCGGACTGTGTCGCAGAAAGAAAGCCATTTAACGGATAGGAATAATATGATGGAGTTCCGTCAACGCCGTTCACTGAGATGGCGAGGCGCAGCACCTGACCGTCTTTCATTTCGGCGATCAAAATTGGAAGATTCTGCTCCTGAGAGAAAGTAACAAACCATATCGTATCCCCCATTTGTATAGGCGCAAACTCGGCTGGAATGGTGTGGACCCTATTCTGATCAACGCGCGCCTGGACCGTAAGTTGTACCGCGGGGGCGTTTTTTTCAGCGGCTTGCTTCATTGCTGAAATTATCTGGACGGATCCATCGCAGTTCGGCGTCGTGAAATTTACGACTAACGCGTTTGAGCTTGAATAGCCTGTCGCTCGAAAAATATTATGAGTTGGATCCGTCACATGGCGCACCTCCCACGAACCGTAATTTTTCGTGCTTTCCGTTTTTCCCTGGATAGCTTGCGCACACACGACTCCTGACGACATCAATAAGATTGCCGCTGCCATCGCTTTTAATCTCATATTTTCTCACTCTGCTTGTGTACGATTTTCCCAATAATGAAGCAGCTTTCAGTCAAGGGCCGATCGCGAAAAAGCCGCTTATCGGGATTGTCTGACGCGGCAAGCCAGCCTTGACCGTCGCGAAAAAGCCGCTTAATAGCCAACTCCCCATCGAAGTTGATTGCGAATACGCCGCCATCTCTGGCGGTCACATCAGCCAAATTCACTACAACCCAATCGCCAGCGTATAGCCCTGGTTCCATGCTTGCGCCAGGGACCTCTACCGCGACAAGCTTTTCTGGTTTGTAGCCGTTACGGTCGTACCAGTTGCGCGAGAAAAACAGCGGGGCGTGGTCTTCCGTCACCGGATCGGCGGAGTATCCCGAAATTCCTGCTGACAATCGCAACCTCACTCTCCTAATAGCAGGGTAGTTTGGGTTGTCATCCAGGTCGATTTCTTCTGGCTTTTCGGCCTTCATGGATCCGCGCCCAGTGGACAACCACATCGGGGAGACGCGTAGCGCCGCCGCTGTCCGTAATAGATTCTCACCGGCAATTCCGGCCACAGAACCGTGCATCCATAGCGATACAGCAGAACGCGAAATCCCGACAGTCCTAGCCAATTCGGACTGGGAAATTCCGGCCTGATCAAGCGCCGCTTTGAGTCGATCAGCAAGTGTTTTCATGTTGAGTATATTAAACACTTGCTCGCCAAGAGAGCTTGACATAGAATTTGTTAAGTGAAATTGACAAGGGCTTAAAAATGGTGCTCACCAAACAACAGGCGATCGATATTTTCGGAAGCTCGGGTGCCGACCTGGCCCGTGCCCTCGGTTGCACTAGAAGTGCTATCTCGCTCTGGCCGGAAGAACTCAGCCAGAAACAAACCGATACCGTCATTGGTGCCGCTACTCGCCTAGGCAGGCCGGTTCCTTCGGGGTTCCTACCCACCCCCACAACCACAGCGGTGGCGGCATGAACACATCATCGCCGGACGTGGGCGCAATGGCACGCAAGACCGAAGCGACTTTCTTGCGTGCGTTTTCATTGGTCGGGCAGAACAAGGTGGCAGATGAAATCAAGATGTCATCGACTACGGTTTCTCGCTGGATCTCGCACGAAGACGACATGAAGCGCTGCTGCAAGATCATCGCCGCGCTCGATCTGAAAATCGTATCCAAGTCCGCCGTGTGCGTCTCCCGCAGCACTTTCGAGGCGTACAAGATCCTCGCCGCCGAACACATGCGCGCTGTCTCGCGCGAAGAACAGCTTTCTTGGGACGAGTGATATGCAGGCCAATCCTATTCCTGAATTCCCGCTGTGGCGCTTGGCCGAAATACGCGAGCTAACGGCGCGCATGAGGCTTGTTACAGCCCGAGACCTTCATATCCAGATGTCGCGAGAAATAGAAGCTCACGCTGTTGCGTATGCGGACGCTGTGCGTGCTTTGAAGGCACAGGAGAAGAACTAATGGCCGGAGACTGGATAAAGATGCGATCTGATCTTCACACGAGTCCGAAGGTTGTCCGTATTTCGTCCGCATTGAAAGCGGACAGACTTCGCACCGTTGGAGGATTGCATTCCGTTTGGAGTCTGTTTGATGTCCACTCGGAAGATGGTTTCATGGAAGGTTACACGTTAGAGATACTTGACGACTTGATCGGATTTCCTGGATTTTGCGCTGCCATGGTGTCCGTTGGGTGGCTCATGCAGGACGAGGGAGGCCTTTCAATCCCTAGGTTTGATGAGCATAACGGTCAATCTGCAAAGCGCCGCGCGCAAGATACAGAGAGAAAGCGCATCACTCGCAAGTCAGGAAATGTGTCCGCATCGGAAGCGGACAAATCTCGGACCAGAGAAGAGAAGAGAAGAGAAGATATAAAACCTAGCAATGCTAACGCATTGCTTGTCGACAGCGATGCTGACGACGCATTGCCGACGCTCGACCTGACTTCGCAGGATTCGACGGATGCCGCTGATCCTCATGCCGTGCATCCTGCCTGTCCGCATCAGCAGATCGTCGCCCTGTACCACGCCATCCTGCCGTCCAATCCGGCGATCCGGGACTGGACGCCTGCACGGCAAGCAACGCTCCGGGTGCGATGGAACGAGGACCGAAGGCGTCAGAACCTCGACTGGTGGCGAGGATTTTTCGAGTACGTCTCGCACTCGCGATTTTTGACTGGCCGCGCATCGCAGCATGACCGCAAGCCTTTCACGCCCGGTCTCGAATGGCTCCTTAAGGCCGAAAACTTCGCAAAGATCCGCGAGGGACGCTACGAAGACGAGGAAGTCACAGCATGAGCCACGACGACATCCGCAACGCGATCCCGCAATCGATCGAGGCTGAGCAGTACGTCCTGGGCGCTTTGATGCTCAACAACGATGCCGTAGATCGCGTCGGAGCGCTGAAGGCCGAGCACTTTTTCCGTGGCGACCACCGTGCGATTTATGCCGAAATCACTGCGTTGCTGGGCGCTGGCGTCGGCGCTGACGTGCTGACGGTATTCGAGCGCCTGCACGCGAAAGGTAAGGCGCAAGACTGCGGCGGACTGCCCTACCTGAACTCCCTTGCCACCTCGGCACCGGGAATCGGGAACGTGGCCCGATACGCGGCGATCGTGATTGACCGATGGACCAAGCGCGCCTTCCTCACAACAGCGTCGGAAATGCAAGAGGACGCGACGAATAGCCCGGATTCTGCGGCTGCATTGCTCGATAGGGCGTCCGCGAAGCTTGAGAGCCTAGCCCGCACACAGGAGCGCAAGGAGGCCGTGAAGCTGTCCGCTGCCATGGCCGAGCACTTGAGCGTCATGGAGCGGCGTAGCGAGGGCAAGGAGCGTGTCATATCGACGGGCTTGGTTGACCTGGACCGAGCGCTGAACGGCGGATTCAGGCCCGGACAAAGCATTGTTCTCGCTGGCAGACCTGGCATGGGGAAAACGTCCCTCGCACTGAACATCGGCCTGAGCGTGTCCGAGTCGGGGCAATGCCTTTTCCTGTCGCAAGAAATGCCGACAGCAGAAATCGTTGATCGTGCGACGGCGCAGCTTGGCCGCATCCCGCTTAGCAAAGTTATGAATGCGCCCCTTGACGATCAGGATTTTTGGCAGGCCGTGACTGTCGCGGCGCACAAGGTGACTGACCTAGGCTTGTTCATCGATGACCAAGGCTCCTTGACGCTGCTGGATGTGCGGAACAAAGCGCGGGCCATCAAGCGCAAGCATGGATTGAATCTGCTGGTTGTTGACTACCTGCAACTGATGAGCGGCGACGGAGATAACCGAAACGAGCAGATCGGGGCGATATCGCGGGGCGTCAAGGCGCTGGCCAAGGAATTGGACATCGCAGTTTTGCTGCTGTCGCAACTTAGCCGAAAAGTCGAAGAGCGGGCGTCGCGCATTCCGCAGCCGTCCGATTTGCGGGACTCTGGATCGATTGAGCAAGACGCCGATGTGATCCTGTTCATCCACCGCGAAGAAGTCGCGAACCCGGATTGTGGTGACGAATGGCGTGGGTTCGCTTTGGCACGGATCGCAAAAAATCGACACGGAAAGATTCAGGACGTTGGCTTGAATTACGCAGGCGAATGGACGGCGTTCCAAGACCGCATTGGTGCGTGGCCATCGCATCCGGCTGCGCCGACTCGATCACGTAGCAGGGGGTTTGAGGGATGACCGCCGCTAATAAAACGCGCGCGCACGCGCGGGCGCATTTGCCCGCGAGCGCACTTGAGGAAACATTCGCGCTGCATTGCCGGGCCTCTTCTCTGCCGACGTTTGAGCGTGAATTTGCCTTTGCCAAGCCCCGCAGGTTCCGCGCCGACTTCGCTTGGCCTGAGCGGATGGTGCTGGTCGAAATCGAGGGTGGCGTGTGGTCTGGCGGCAGGCATACGAGGGGAGCGGGATTCACGAAGGATTGCGAGAAGTCCAACTTGGCCGCTCTTCTCGGCTACAGAGTTTTCCGCTTCACATGCGATCAAGTGCGCGACGGCACTGCGATCAAGACGATGTTGACTGTTTTCGGGGAGGTTGAAACAGCATGAGACTCATAAACAGAATTTGTAATGCGCTTGAGCAGCACGGTCCCATGACTGTGTTTCAGCTTGCCGATGTCATGCAGCATGACGTTGATTGCATCCGCGCATCGATCAACAGCCATCGTCACGGGAAATTCGCGTGTGAGTCGCGCGCCATCCGCATCAAGGAGTTCATTCAAACGGGATTGCGTCCGACAGTTGTCATGGAAATTGGTGACGAACCCGATATGACGATCGCGAAATCGAAGATGATAAGCGCGCAAGAGCGCAAGGCGAGAACGGTTGATCTTAAGGTCGTCGATGAGGCGCTGGCAGCACGTCTTGCCGTACTGCGCGCTTATGCAGGAAATCCATTCGGCGTGGCCATGGCTCAGTGCGGGGTGCGGGCGTGAAATACCGTGGCACAACCCAACTCGCAGCGATCTGGTGCAACGATCCCGAGTTCCATGCGTGGCTTGCTGACTTGGCCAGCATTGAGCCCGACGATGTAACCACCGAGGGCGCTGCCGAAGTCGTGCGCAAAGCCTGCAACGTTTCCTCTCGATCGGACTTCGACAAGGACGACTCAGCGGCAGAGCGGTTCATGCGCGAGATACGGAATCCGTTTAATGCGTGGCGCAACGAGCGACGCAGTCAGCAAGGGGGGATGTCGTGAAGCTCTGTATTAATTGCAAACATTATTCTCCAGCAATTTCAGCGGCAGCTTTCGGCATGCACGTTTGGGCTCCGCAAGCATGCCGATACAGCGATTCAATTGATCCAGTAAACGGAAGGCCAATTTGGAAAAATTCGGACCCTAAAATTTCGCGCGGCGACCCTTCATCCTGCGGTCCCGATGCGGCGTGGTTTGAGCCACGAACCGATACAGTTTCACCCACCAGCAACAGGAGCTTCAAATGACTGACGAAACGACAAAGACCGAAGATACGACGGACGCAACCGCGACCGACACGACGGCATCTACCACGGATACCACGGCGTCGGAGGTCGCTGCATCATCGGGGGAGGCCTCGTCCGCGTCCGACTCATCGGACAGCGCTGCATCGGATACGAGCGCCTCGAACACGGATGCCACGACTGCCGATACCGATACGGAAACGTCTGCTGCCTCCGCAGATGATTCGACGACGGCGGCAGCCGATTCGGCCGGTTCCACGGGGGAGTCCACCGATACGGTCCAGGCTACGTCGGATATCGATTCCGCATCCACGTCCACAACCGATTCGACGGATACCGCGACTTCAGCGTCAACGGCTGCATCGAGCAGCGACGCAACGGACACTGCTTCGTCAGACTCCACTGATTCGGCCAGCACGCTCCCTGCCGACACCACGCCCGGCGAGGTTCACATGTACTTCGAGCGTATCAAGCAGGGGATTGAGCGCTTCGGGAAAAAGCTTGAGGATGAAGAGCATGAGTTCTTCGATCGGCTCAAGGCGAAAATCCTTGGCTAAGTAGCAACAAAAACTGTAATTACCGAATTATTTAGCATAGATTGCTAATAATTCGGTAATATTAAGAAATCTGTAATAGACAAACGTAGATTTTTTCTATATGGAAGAGCGCAAAAAGCCCGGGAAGAAGCCAGGATCGCCCAAGACGGGCGGTCGGAAGGCTGGCACGCCCAACAAGGTCACCGCTGACATCAAGGCGCTGGCGCAGTCATATGGGCCGGATGCGATCGCGAAATTGGTTTATCTCATGGAGTTCGCGGAGAACGAGGCCGTGCAGAAAAGTGCGGCTGATTCAATTTTGGATCGCGGGTACGGGAAAGCGCGTCAGGCTGTTGATGTTGCGGGTCAAGATGGTTCGCCGCATGTTCTGATTAAGATCGTCAAATCTCAAGGGGTGTCCGATGTTGATAGCAGTGTTCAAGCCGAAGAGTGAAGCGAACGGCGAAGGCGCTCTGGTGTGGGGGAAGATCCATCAGAAGGAGATTTCGCGTGATGAATTGGATCAGCATGTCAGCGATGGCTGGCTGACTTCCGCGCATGAAGCGTTGCTGGCTGCCGATATCAAGAAGGCCGAGGATGAAACCGCTGATCTGAGGACGGAGATTGCTGAGGTAGAGCAGAAGATTGATCTGCGCACCAAGGAAGGGCGCGCGCTGAAGGCCAAATTGGATGCAGAGCAATCGGGTGAATCTCAGTGAAAGCGCCCAAGTCCTGGTTCGTCGCGGAAGGGATAGCTGAACTCGGCTTGGCCGGGGCTGCTGTCGATATGGACCCGGAGATGATTGAGCGCGTTTCTCTGCGGCTGGACGCGAATCTGGCCGAGTTAGAGACGAAGGGCGCACGCGTAAGCGGGTGGGTTTTCTCGTCTGAGCCGGGAGTTAATAACGGCGGCGTTATCGTCAATGTGCCGAACGGCTTGGTCAACCTCGTCATTCTCTCGGCTGCCATCGTCGCCGCGCCGAGTATTGGAAAGAATCTCTCTAGCGTGACTGTCGCTCAGTTGAAACTTGCGCGCGACAACCTGATGAATTTCCAGTCATCGAACATCCCGAGCATGCGCCGCAATACGAACATGCCGTTCGGATCGGGCAATCAACAGATGGCAGACGGTCCGCAGTTCTACCGCCGTCTTCCGCCTCAGCTTGGAGTTGGACCAGATTCCAACTTTGACAATCCCGACATCGAGCTATGGGGCTCAAGTTCTAATGGTGGCCAGCGATGAGCACGATCAATCAGCTTGCATTCAACGACACGCCTCAATTGAGTGACCAGATTCCACATTGGAGCCAGAGTGCTGGCGTTACTGAACGCACCTCGATCAATCAGCTTTTGCAGGTTTTGAATCAGTTGCCCACTGTGCAGCCGGTCACTGGATCGGGGCAATTGTGGCTTAACAATGGTGTCGTAACGGTGGCATGAAATGAATCTTACAGCAATCAGTTCGGTAACAAGGCAGTCTGAGCCAGTTTATTCGACCGGGCAGGCTCTAAACGTCAATGCTGCTATTGGTGGGCAAGCGACGACTGCTGGAGCGGCTGCCGCCGTGCCAATGCAAACCGTCAGTGGCAATCTGATACCGCTCGGCTATCAGCAAATCACCGGACCGACGACATCAACCGCACTGACTGTTCCGACTGGTGCGCGCATCGCGTTGCTTCAGGCCGAGAGCCAGTCTGTGCGCTGGCGCGACGATGGAACTGCGCCCACCGCTGCTATCGGCATGCAATTGCTTGTAGGGCCGGTGCTTGAATACGATGGCAACCTCTCCGCGTTTCGCGTGATTCAAACGGCTGCTACGGCCATCCTCAACGTTTCGTACTACAAGTGAGGTGGATATATGCCCCGCAGCAGACAAGGGATGCAGGGTCTAACGCCATCGACGGCGACGGTGCAGACGGTCAGCTATAGCACGAGCCCCTACACTTACGCGAATTCGACGCAGGGAATTCAGTCGGTTCAGGTGACCGGTGGCGCTGTTTCGTTGATTGAATTGCTGGATAAGAGCGGTACGGCTACTACGATCGGCTCATCGTCGCTCGGGTTGCTCTCCGGCACTTTCATCTTGCAGCCAGGGTATTCGATTCGCGTCACATGGGCCGTAACGAAGCCCACAATCATCGTCTACTGATATCGTCTACTGATATGGCAACTGTTCCACTCGCGCAGACGCAAAGTTTTCCGATGCCGCTTATGACTGGCGGCACGCTCGTCACTGACGCGGGTACGGTTGAGGGTGAGTTCGCTGTAAATCTGAAGTTTCGGCAGGTGGCCACGAACAATAAGACTGGCACCTGCACTTCTCATGGTGGCCTAACCGAATGGATGGCGTCCACGGTCAGAGGAGAATCTGATCGAGGCGGCATTCTCTGGAACGGCTACATGTACCGGGTTCAGGGCGCGTCGGTCTATCAGTATTCGACTGCGGGCGTGAGAACGCTTATCGGCACAGTGGCGAATGATGGCCTTAAGTGTCGCCTCGATTACAGCTTTGACTTTCTCATGATTGTCAGCGCTGGAAAGCTCTATTACTACTGCCCATCGGGGTTTAGCACGGCGTCATCTGTTGCCGTCTCGGGGGGCGGCCTGTCGTATGCGGTGGGCGACACGATCACACTCGGCGCGCTGGGCTTATATGCGACCGTAACTGTTACGGCTATCAACAGCGGCACCCAGGCTAGCGCAACGGCTCAGTTGACAGGAAGCGTCGTAAGTGGGTTCATCGTTACGAATGGTGGCACAGGGTACAGCAATCCGACTGTGACGATTGGCGCTCCACCTTCTGGCGGCACGACAGCGACTGCGCGTGCAATCGTAGATGACGGCGTGATAACTGAAATTCTGGTTGTGGATGGCGGATCGGGATACGGCACCGTCGTTCCAACTGTGACGATTTCCGCCCCTGACGGAGGTGGTGTCGTCTCGACAGCGAGCGTAACGAATGCGCCGCAGGTGTTGACCGAGTATCTGCCAACGAATCCCGTGGCACAGGTTCTGAGTAGCGGCGGTGGCACTGGCGCATCTTTCAATGTCACATGGGAAAGCAAGGGCAATTTCATCCAGGTAGACATGGATTTGTCCGCTGGCATCACGACTGTCACCGATGCTTGCTACATGGCAGGCTACATAATGGTCACAGACGGCGTGGACGTGTGGTGTAGCTCGCTTGTGAATCTGGCTTTCTTCCCTGGGTATTACGGAAGCGCGGAATATGATCCGGACGGTATTGTCGCGATCTACAAGCTGAACAATCAGCTATATGTCCTCGGCAAGAACACTACGCAGACAATGGCGAACACGGGTGGCAATAACTTCCCGTTCACCGCTCAGTCGTCATACACGTTTGATATTGGCTGCGTTTCGCGCCAGACGATGTGCTACACGAACCATTCGCTTGCCTGGATTGGTGGCGGCAGGAATATGCCCAATGGCGTCTGGTTCCTTAATGGCAACTCTCCGAACAAGATCAGTTCGGCGGCTGTCGATTATGAATTGGCGCAATTGACGGCTGATCAGGTTGCAGTCGTAACGATGGAATCCATGTCGTTTGAGGATTCGGAGTTTATCTACGTTCACCTGCCTCGCAAGACTCTCGTGTTTGATTTCACGGCGACAACCGCGCTTGGCGTGAAATTCTGGACGCAATTAAACAGCGGACCGACGAGCGCGAGCTATTACCGAGCACGCAATTTTGTGCAGTTCAATGGGATGTGGGCGGCAGGAGACGTTGCAGATAACCGGATTGGGTATCTCGACTCCACGACTGGCGGCCACTATGGCGAGCCCGTCATTAATAGGTCCACTGGACCGCTGACTATGCTGCCGCTTGCGTCTGCTGCGCTCCGATCGGTCGAATTGAAGTGCATTACCGGCCAAGCCGGTGACACATCGCGAGTAGGAATGTCGTATTCAGCAGACGGAATCAGGTGGTCACAAGTGCGTTTTGCGCCTGCCGCGCCACGTGGAGCCTATGCTAATAGAATTATTTGGCGTCCAGGTGCCCTAACTATTGGTAAAATGCAGATGCGAATTGAACACATCACAACGCAACATGTGACGTGGTTTAGTTGTGATCTCGAATTAGAGGCGCTGAACGCATAATGGCAAATTTGACGCGCGTCGATCAGAAGTCTTTGCAGTCCGCATTAAATGGGGACTCGGCTGTGGCTGACGCGATCGGCAATGCCATCAATGGCAGTTCGATGAATTCGTTTTCCCCTGACCCGACGAATGGATCGGGCTCGGGAATGTACGCACAGATTGGAACACTGAATTACGTGGAAATGACCATCACGCTTTCGAGCGCTGGCAATCCAACGGTATCACTACCCTTTACGCATCAGAGCCTGAGCAGCCAGTACGGCGTCATTCCGGGTGTCTCCGCGTCGGGTGTAGCAGTCAATGCACTGGTCCCTCCTGGGTCCGCGCAGGCAAAGCTATACCGGTACGACGGTACTTCCTTGGACGCAGGTACTTACTATTTGGGCGGTTGCTATGAGTCAGATGTCGGGTGAAAAATCATGGTAGCGGCGGCGATTGGCGCTACCGTTGTTTCTGGTGTTGCCAGTAGCGCTATATCTGCGAGCGCGGCAAGTGATGCGGCTGACGCGCAGAAATCTGCCGCGCAGAGCAATTTGCAGCTTGCTACGGATCAATACAACAATCAGCAAGAGCAAATCTCCCCGTATTTGCAGGCCGGTCAAACTGGCTTAAACGGCTATACCGATCTTTTGGGCGCAAACGGCACTGCCGCGCAAAATGCCTCGATCAATGGCATCAAGACCGGCGCGCAATACCAAGGAGATATGCAGACTGCCAATGAAAATATATTGGCGAATGCGTCGGCCACTGGTGGATTGCGTGGCAGCAACACGAGCAACACACTTGCAAATACCTCGATATCGACGCTGAACAATCTGATCACGAACAAGCTTTCGGGATACAGCACGCTAATGTCGAATGGATTGAATGCGATAAATAGCTCTCAAAACGCAAGCAATTCCTATACGAATGCCGCCACATCTGCAAATAACCAGACTGCGAATGCACAGACTTCCTACGATACTTCGATCGCGAATTCGGCCAATTCTGCCCTTGGATCCATCACGAGCGGCATAAACCGGTATTCGACATATTACGGGTCGAACAACAATAGCTCTTCATGGGTGTGACATGGCCGATCTAATCGACTTCTCGAATATCGGCAAAGGCATCGACGCGCAGATGAACAATGCGGCGCTGTCAGGGCAGCAGCTTGGGTACAACGACGCGACGATGCAGGGAAAGATTGCCGCGTCGAATGCTGGCAATCAAGCGGCAGTATCGAACTCGCAATTGCAGGTGAACAATAATCAGCGGCAGCAGCAATTCCAGATGGAATCGTCTGCGCTTGCGGCCAATCCCAATGCTACTTCGGCGGACTATCAAGCGCTTGCGAACAAGTATCCCGAGTTCGCATCGCAGGTCAACGCTAACCAGAACCAAACGCAAGTGAACTGGCAAAACATCCGTCAGCGCATGTCGTCTGATGCTGTTGCGACGGTGGCCGGGATGCAGGCGCGGTTGCAGGCGGGCGACACACAAGGCGCGCTTGATTTGCTTGAGCAGCGTGCGGTGCGGCAGGAAAACAGCGGCGATGCGGCAGGCGCTGCTTCGACGCGAGCATATGAAAACCTGATCACTAAGAGCCCGCAGCAGGCAATGCAGATTGCCTCTGGCATCTTGAATGCAGGCAGTGCAAATACTGCCAGCCAGCTTTATGCAAACCAGGGCGATCAGGCCAATGCAGTCGTTGCGCAAGGCTCAGTGCCAGCGGTTATCGCCCAGCGTCAGGCGCAGGCATCCCAAGCTGGTACGGCGGCGCAGTACGCACCGGCAGAGCGGCAGGCTGGCATCAACGCTACCAACGCAGGCGTTGGGCTGACCACGGCGCAAACGGGCGTCGTGAACCAGCAACTGGCCGGGGGCAGTCCGACTGCGATTGCCAGCGCTCAGCCCGACTATCAGGCCGCTCAGTCGAATCAGCAGCTATCCGATCAATCTGGCGAGATGGCTCAGGAATTCTCTCAAATCGGTAAAGGCGTAACGTCTGGTGTGCTGGGTGCCACTTGGGACAACGCTGCCCGCAAATTTACCGGCGACACGTCTAGGCTTCAGCAGTTGCGTCAGGAAGCTTCGAGCCTGGTTGCTCAGGCTGAGACGGCAAGCATGGTGAACGGGAATTTCACAGATGCATCGACGGCGCGTGCCGTGCAGAACGTTCCGTCCATTACGGACAGCCCGCAGGCGTGGTCCACATATTTGCAGGCGCGTCAAAAGTTTCTCGCCTCCAAAGCGGCATGGTTGAATGCGCGCGGAGATTGGCAGCGCAACAATAACGCATCCCTTGGTCCCGCATATCGGGACATGACCATTCAAGGGCCAAACGGGACATCCATGTTTGTCAAGCAGGGAGATAGCTTCACGACATTCAGCAAGAAGGCCGCGCCGTCGTATTACAGCGCGCCGTCTCAATCCTCGTTCGACCCGACGCAATGACGAACTCCACATTCCCGACAAGCTACAAAGACCCGGTGTATGCGGCGGCGGACACGGCTGCTTCTGACGCTGCTGGCATCCCTCAGGGTCTATTGCAGAGCGTGCGCACGGCGGGCGAGAAGTCGAACGCAAATCAGGTGAGCAGCGCGGGGGCAACTACGCCTTATCAGTTCACCGCTGACACACGCGCACGCCTTAAGCAGAAGTATGGGATCGATGTAACCGCATCGCCTCAAGCCGCCGCTCTTGGCGCTGCGTATCTCCTAAAAGAGGGAATGCAGCGCACGGGCAGCGCAGCGGGGGCAGTCACGCAATACATCGGTGGGACTGATCCTGCTAACTGGGGCGGACAAACGCGCGCGTACACGAATCGCGTCATGTCCGCATTCACCGGACAGGGTGGTCAGGATACGCCCCAGGCATCGCCGCAGCCGCAAGCATCGGCTCCATTGCCAAGCGCCGCATCGTATGGCCTTGATCCATCTGTTGTCGGGCTCGGTGGCGCGCCTACGCAGACGCCGGTCGCGCCGGTGTCATCCCAAACGCCGGTCGCGCCGGGTGCCGGTGTAAATGCACAGATAGTCGCCGACTACAACGCCGGTCGCCTGTCGCCATCAGACATGGACGCCGTGGACGCGCGCGTGAAGTCGGGCAATATCCAGATTGATCCGTCGCAGTTGCAGCGCCCGCAAGCGGGTCAAGCCGCGCCACAGGCGAAAACGATTGGTCCTAAGACGCTTGCTGCTATGCAGGCTGGCACGCTGTCACCTCAGGATTTAAAAACGGTTCAAGATGGTATCGCAAGCGGCACATTGGTGATGCCCGGTGGCGCTGCGTCAGGTGCGCAACCAAAGACGATCGGCCCCAAAACGTTGGCAGCGATCCAGGCCGGTACTCTCGCGCCCCAGGATCTAAAGACCGTGCAGGATGGCATTGCCAACGGCACGCTTGTCATGCCGCAGCAGGCCACCCCTCAAGCTCCGCAGGATCAGGGGCAAGCGCCTCAGAGTGCGCCGCAGCAGGCCACCCCCACCGATGCCAACGGCGTGCCGCTCAATCAAAACCCGGTGACGGCTGCGCAAAACGGATCAACGCTTTCAGACGTGGCGGAGCGGGGCGCGGGCGGCGTTCTCGGCAGCCTGCTTGACATTGCCAGCGCGGGCGGTCGGCTGGTTGGCGCAACGGACTTTGCGAACCAAGCGCATTCTGCCCGTCAACAGCTTGACGCGAAGATGGCCGCAGACACGAACGGCAGCATGGCCGGGAAAGTGGCGGGAGTCGTCGGCGGTGCGTTGCCGTATGTCGCGTCTGGCGGCGCAACCATTCCGGGCGCTGTAGCAGGCGGCGCTGTAGCGGGTGCAGTGCCGTCGATCGCTGCCGACAAGTCAACTGGCACCGTTGCGCGCGATGCGGCTTTTGGTGCTGGCGCTGGATTCGCCGGTGGCGTCGCAGGGAAATATGCAGGTCAGGCAATATCCGCGCTGGCCGAGAACCCGACGATTGCGGCGGGGATCAATAAAGCGCGTCAGATGTTTGGCGGTGCGCCCGCAAAGGCCGATTCTATTGCTGCTGCCGGTGGCGTGGCCGATGCGGATACCGCCGCCGCCATCGCAGCGCAAAGCGGCAACACTCCTGGCGGCCTTGCCTCGAAGCTTGAATCTGCGCCCGCGCCGAATACGCCGGGATACACGCCCAGCGCTGCCGAATTGGCGGGTGATTCGAGTGTGACGGCGCTACAGAAGGCCAGCACAGACATGCATCCGCAGGTTGCTGCGAACGCCTCTGCGGACCAGGATGCGGCTATTTCTGCGGCATTGAAGAAGGGTGACGCGCCGGACGCGGGGATGCCCGCCAATCCGCAGGCAACAGAGCAAGCGGCTCAGGCCGTCGCGAATCGCGCGGATGAATTAAAGGCGCAAGGCCAGCAGGAATTGCCGCCAGTGAGCGCGCAAACCGCGCAAGCCCTTCAAACTCCGCAATTCGATGCGCCCATCAAGCTTGCGCGCAAAATGGCGGCGGATGAAGGGTCAGATGTCTTTGCGATTCATGATGCCGCGAAGCAACAGGCCGCTGCCGACACGCTCAAACAGATCATTGGAACGCCTGACGATTTGGCGGCAATGAAGAGTGCGCGGGGAGCCCAGGCTGCGGATGATTTCCTGTCTGCAAATCAGGGTTTGCCAGTAAGTACGCCTGGACTTGCGTCGATTCTCAAGCGCCCAAGCATCGTTGATGCCATTGGATCGGCTAATCGCGCCGCGCTCGACGAAGGCGCTCAGCCTATTATCTCTGGTGGCAACATATCAGGGGCCGGGCTACAGCGGATCAAGTCACTCATCGACCAGGATCTATCGCAAGCAGCGATGTCAGGGGCAAGCAGTGATGTCAGAACCCTAACGAAGCTCAAGCAGGATTACCTTGGCGTATTGGACAATGCGATCCCAGACTATGCCGCTGCCCGAGACGCATATGCGAAAGCATCCGGGCCGATCGACGCCATGCAGGCCGTGCAGTCGCGCCTGTACAGCGCAGTCGATCCAGCGAGAGGGGAGGTTTCTCCGGCCAAGCTGATCAACGCGATCAACAGCATCAAGGGCGAGCAAATGAAGCCGGGCATTCGCCCTGCTGATAAGGTTCCGCAGCCTACGCTTGATGCTCTGGCGCAGCTTGCCTCGCATTTGCAGAATAAGAACGATTTGACGGGCTTGCCTGCCGAAGGGCAGGAATATCTGCGCCGCGCGCTGGCATCGAGCGACAAGCACGCCGCTGCGCACGACCAGTTCAAGCAGGTATTGAATAGCGGGTCACCCTCATATTCGGAATTGCATGGATCACACGCGCAGGTCGCATCCGCCGTCGATTCTGCCGTTAAGAGTCAGTACGGGCTCAAGCAGGCTGAGGATTTGATCGGCAGCGCATCCACTCCCTCGCAATTGGGTGCGCTTAATAAGCTTCTGCCGACAATGGAACCAGCAGACCAGGCAAAGGCCGTGGCACTGCGGCAAGCGCGGGCGCGTGAGCTTGCCATGGAGGATGTGTCTGCGCGCAACCTGAATAGCCGGGGCGAAACAGAATTTAATCGCAGCACATTCAATAGTGCAGCAAAGAAATACGGCGTTTATATGTCGCCTGATGATGCGGCGCGCTTTAATTCCGTCTCGGCTGACCTTCAGAAGCAGACTACCGCATATGCCAAAACAGGGAAGATTGGCGGCAGCGATACCACGCAGCGCACAGGATCCATTCGACGCTTTGCAAATAATATCGGAAGCGCATTCAAAGACGCGGCGGTACAAAGCGCGCTAGGCGGCGCGGCGGGCATGGCCCTTGGCGGCCCCCTTGGTAGCGCTGGCGGCATGGCGGCAGGTGTACTAAGTGGCACTGTGCAGCGGGCCATCAGCCAAAAAGTAAGCGCGATCAGCACAGAGAACGCGGCAAAGCTTCTGAGCAACGGCAAGATGCTTGCCGCCGCGCTTCGCAACTATGAGTCGATTGCCGCGCGGCGCGAGTTCATCCAGGGATTGAGCAAGAAGGTGGGCCTGACCGGCGGCATCGCGGCGGGTAACGCATTCACGAACCGGAGCACCCCATGATGCCCGTTTTTGCTGTTGAACGTTTCCACGATGTGTATGAAGAGCTATTTCCGCTTTTGGTCAAGCATTACGAGGAAATCAGCCTGCACAAATTGAAGGGATACCCTTTGAACCCGAATGTGGCGATGTATCGCGCGGCGGAAGATGCGGGGCAGCTTGTGATGATGATTGGTCGATCAGAGGGCAAGATCGTCGCGTATTTCGTCTTGTTCGTGCGCCCGAGCATTCATTACATCGACTGCATGGAGGCTGTTGGCGACATCTTTTATTGCGACCCATCGCGGCGCGGGGCAATGATTGGAAATGCTTTGTTCGAGGCGGTAGAGGCCGAGTTGCGTCGGCGAGGCGTCAAGTGCTTGATGGCCGGAGAGAAGATCGCATTTCCTGCAACCGCGCTATTCACCCGTCGCGGCTATAAACCAATAGAGACGAAGTACGCAAAATGGCTCTGACAAAACAAGAACGCCTCGGGAAGGTATGGGATCGCGCATCTGCCCGGTTTGATCGCGCCTACGCGCCGCAAATGCAGATCAGGCTTGCGTCCCTTGAGGACCGCCGCTTTGCCTTTGTCGATGGCGCGCAGTGGGAGGGCGGTCTAGGAGATCAATTCGAGAATCGCCCGCGCTTCGTCGTCAACAAAGTGCAAAAGGCAGTGCGCCGGATCGTGTCTGAATACCGCGCGAACGCCATGACGGTGAATTTCCGCTCAAGCGACGACGCGAGTCGTCAAGCAGACATCGACTCTCTACGGATTGTTTATCGGTCGGACGAGCAATACAGCGGCGCGCAGGACATCTATGTTGCAGGGTTCGAGGAGGCTGTCTCTGGCGGGATGGGGGCATGGCGTCTCACGCACGACTATGACGCGCGCGCAGAGACCGATATTGACGACGATACGCCGCAGCGGATTATCTTTGAGCCGCTTCCGGATGCAGACAGCAGCGTTTTCTTTGACCCGGATAGCAAAAAGCTCGACAAGTCGGATGCGAAATGGTGCGTGGTCCTCAACCCGATTAGTTGGGACACGTATAACGATGAATACCTCGGCGGCGCGGTCGATATCGAAGAGCGGCCCACCAGTTTCAAGGAGGTGCGCAAGCTCAAGCAATTCGATTGGTTCGTGAACGAGCAAGTCTACATCGGGGAGTATTACGAGGTAGAAAAGCGCATTGAGGAATACACGGTTTGGAAGGAGCCGCACTCTGGCACCGAGAAAAAAGTGTATGCGGGTGTAGACGCCGATTCGCGAGAGGATGCAGCAGACCAGGAAGCGGAATTGCAGGCCAATGGCTTTATTCCCGCGCGCAAGGGAAAGCGCAACCGTAAGCGCGTGCGCAAATACTTCATGGACGGCGTTGGCATCCTAAAGGACTGTGGTTACATCGCCGGGACAGAGATACCGATAGTTGTTGTCTATGGATTGCGACAGATAATTGATGGAATCGAACGATTCCAGGGCGCGGTGCGTCTGGCAAAAGACAGCCAACGTCTCTACAACATGCAAGTCTCGACGCTTGCAGACATCACTGCATTCACGCCTCGTGAGGTGCCGATCTTCACGCCAGAACAGATGCAAGGTCACGCTGTTTCATGGGCAGAGGCAAATGTTAAAAACCTTCCGTTCCTGCTGATCAATCCTGTAACGGGCGCAGATGGATCGCAAACCATCGCGCCTCCTGTTGGATACCTGAAGAACCCGGATGTGCCACCATCGCTTGCCGCACTTATGCAGGCTTCTGGCCAGGACATGCTGGATGTGACGGGCGGCGATTTGGCGGCGGATCAAGTCAATTCCAATACGTCAGACGCGCTTGTCAGCCGCGTGCAGGCGCACCAGGACATGCAGGTCTATGTTTTCATCGATAACATGGCACGCGCAATGGAGCGGTGCGGGAAGATTTACTGCTCGATGGCATCCGAAATCTACGTTGAGGAAAACCGCAAATTCACGGCTGATGCCGAGGATGGATCGGCGGAATCGGCCACGATCAATCAGCCTTCCCTCGATGCCGATGGCAATCCGATCATTGCTCGCTCGTTCTCGCTTGGCCTGGATGTGTTCGTTGATGTAGGTCCGGCGTTCAACTCGCGCAAGGATGCCACTATCAACACGCTGGTCAAGCTACTGCCCGCAATCGCGGATCAGCAAATGCAGCAGATCGTCGTCCAGACCCTGGTGCGCAATCTTGACGGTGAAGGGCTTGACGACCTTGCAACGTTCGCGAGAAAGCAACTCGTTCAAGCGGGTGTCGTTGAGCCAAACGACGAAGAGAAGCAGGAAATGGCAGCGGCGCAACAAGCCGCGCAGAACGCGCCTCCCGATGCCGCTACGGTCGCGTTGATTGCGCAGGCTCGGAAAGATAACGCGAGCGCAACGCAAAGCGAGGCGTCTGCTGTAGCAAGTCTTTCGACGGCAGAACTGAATCACGCCAAGGCTGCGCAGTCTGTATCTCAGACGAACGCATCGCAACTGGCCACCATCATGGCGATGCTTCAAAATCTCCAGGACCGGGTAAATGGGCAGGTATCGCAAATCGGCGCGCAGCAACCGCAAACGCCCGAGGATGGCAAGGTTAATGCAGCGCTTGCTACTGGATCGGCAACGCCCACACCGGGCATCAATCCGCTCCACGGGGCGCAAGTGATCCAATCCGCTCCGCAGGCTCAAGCAGCGCCTAGTGCGCCAGTCCAACAGCAGGCAGCGCCGGTGCATGTAAGCAACCATCCTGCGGTCGGAAGATGAAGCGAGAAGAATTCTTCTTTCCCCCTGGCGAGGTAGGCTTGCCCGATTGGGCTGAATGCTTACTCACGCAAGGGCCTCGATATACCGTTTATCACGGTGGGCGCGGCTCTGCCAAGTCGATGTCGATTGCTACCGCACTTGTCATCCGGGCTACGAAAGAGCCGCTGAAGATTTTGTGTTTTCGGGAAATTCAAGGATCGATTGATGAGTCGGTAAAGGCGATCATCGAGACGCGGATCAAGGATTGTGGCCTAGAAAGCTTCTTTCATATTACGAATCGAGAGATTGTAGGGATAAACGGAAGCAAGTTCATTTTTCGCGGCTTGAGCGACCAGACGAAGACCACCATCAAATCATTGGATGGGATTGACATTGCTTGGGGAGAAGAGGCGCAAGCTTTGTCAAAAGAATCGCTCCAGATGTTCTTGCCGACAATCCGTAAGGCGACCTCAGAAATATGGTTCAGTATGAACCCTGAGATGGACACTGACCCGCTCTATACGATGTTCATCGTAAAGCCGCCGCCAGATGCGCGTGTATTTCAGGTCAACTGGAACCAGAATCCTTTCTGGAATAGTGCGCTCGAAGCAGAGCGTCTGCGATCCATGGCGGACGAGCCGGACGACTATGACCATATTTGGGAGGGCGTGCCCAAATCGGCAGTTTCAGGCGCAATCTACCGGCGTGAAATGCACGTGATTGCGACACAGAACCGAATCAGGCCACTGCTTCCTGACCCGGTTCTTAGCACGCACGCGGTATTTGACCTTGGAATCAATGACGAAATGTCAGTGACGCTCGCCCAGGCAGATATCAGCGGCCTGCGTGTCGTCGGCTTCCACGAAGATAGCAACTATGGAATCGAGCATTACTCAGACTGGCTGAAAGATAACGGATGGAAAGATGCCATCGTGTGGTTTCCGCACGATGGGAATGCGCGCTCTGTTCAGACTGGATTGACGACAAAGCAGGCCATGCAGCGCCTCGGGTGGCAGGTGGAGTCAGTGCCCGATATCGGCAAGGAGCCGGGCATTAAGCTTGCCCGCAGCGCACTGAAGAATGCGTTCTTTTCAGACTCGGAGGAAGTGGGAGAGTTACTTGAACACATGCGCCGTTACTCGCGCGCCAAGTCGGGGCATCCAAAGCATGACGAGCACTCCCATGCAGCGGACAGTTTCCGCTACGTGGCCGTGGCCATGGCCCAATTTAAGACAGTCGCTGAGAGAAAGCAGAAGGCCAAAGACTTGGCAACGCGCGTCAACATCATTCCGACTGTGACGCGGTGGAATAGGTAGGGTGAGAGTGGCCGGCGCTGATCTCCGGCATATGCGAAGGCTACAAAGAATCCACACGTTTAGACCCCGCACATCAGCCTGTGCATTCACTCTCGTGTGTGACAACTACGTACGCGTAGTTACCCGACTTTACGGGTGCCTTATATGTGTCCGCACTCTGTTAGCTACGCTCGTTTAGCTATCACACACGAAAGCCCACGTCTTTCCGGGGTGTCAACGCAAAGTTTAGCAGGCTTCACGATTTCCACGCTGCGGCACCATGGCTATAACGCAGTGGCACACAGGCCCTACTCTTTCCGCAAGTCTATCACCATGCTGATTCGATCCACCGCAGATTCATTGCGAACCTCATGATGCAGGTCGTTACGGAACCAGAAGAGGCGACCCGTCAGCATTTGCAAAGCTTCATCGTCTTTTCCGTCCTCGCCTTCCCCGCAATACAGAACCGCTCCCGGCTGCCCCTGTATCACAAGATGGAAGCGTTTCCAGTAACGGACATGCTCCGGCGTGTCTGCGTGCCGGAAGATTCTGCCTCCTGGCCGCACTCGGTTGATCATCACGCGACCGATGCGTGTTGCCTCGACAAAGCGCGCAAGGTCCAAAACGAACGGCTGCGCCTGAGTCAGAATTGACCAGGCAGGCCACGCCTTGCATTCGTGCTGGTCCACCCCCGGCAGCGTGTTCGCTTTGTAGCGCTCGATGTCCTCGTCGCTCATCCCGGATTGAATTTCCGGGAATCTCAGCATAATCGTGTCGGTGTCACCAAATGGGCCTTGCGGATACTTCCGCAAGAATGTGTCGGCTTCCCACAATTCAGGGCGCATCGCGATCGCTGTGGCGAGCGCGGACACATCCATCCCCTCTTTGATGACCTTAAAGTTCCTCATTCCTTGCTTACCACCACAAGGATTTGCCCGATACACCACAGTACAACAAGCCCGCAAAAGGCATAAAAAACTCCCGTCATGTCATTTCTCCGTAAAAAATGTCACATTTTTGATAAATGGTAGTTGTAAATGCTAAAAAATACAAATACGCAATGTATACTTTTTGCTGTATCTCAATCCGCCACAAAGGTGAGTTAAATGACGACCGAGACAGAAGTTTTACATGATGCGGAAGCGCCCGCTGAAGAATCGAATGCACCAGTGTTGTTTGAAGACGATGATGCCGAAGATGCTCAGCCTGAGCAGGACGTAAGCGCGGAAGAATCGGCGGAGGATGCCGAGGCGACTAGCGATGCCGAACCTCCCGAGGAAGATCTTCAGACAAAGGAAACCAAGCGATTTTCCGAAATGCGGAAGACGCTCAACGGTACGCTGAAAGACAAAAAGCGTCTTGAGCGCGAGCTTGAAGAAATGCGGACGCGCTACGCGCCGCCCAAGCCGACTCTCGGCCCAAAGCCCACACTAGATCAGTTCGACTACGACGAAAACCGATTCTCGGCAGCATATGACGAATGGGCCGAGCAAAAGCGTGCCGTAGAAGCGGAAGAGCGGAATAAGCAAGAGGCCGAACGCAAAGAGCAGGAAGCGCTAGAAGCGCATAAGCGGGCATATTCCGAGCGCGCCCGGTCCCTGGGCGTTTCAGATTTTTCTGAAGCGGAGCAGGAGATTCGAGACGTACTTAATCCAGTTCAAATCGGCCTCTTGATGAAAGGCGCGGACGATCCGGCTTCCCTGGTATATGCGCTCGGAAAATCCTCATCTCGCTTGTTCGAGGCATCAAAGATCACTGACCCCGTTAAATTCACCGTGCATATCGCACGCTTGGAGACTGCATTGGCTGCGAAGCGAACGACAAAGCCAGCGCCTGAGCCGCGCGTTACCTCTGAGCGCGCTGCAACAGGCTTTAGCGCATCCTCGAATACTTTGGATCGCCTTCGCGAGGAAGCAGCGAGGACTGGCGACTATACGAAAGTGACGGCATATAAGCGCCAGAACAACGTTCGTTAATACAAACTATTGATTTTGTATTGCAATAGTCATAGAGTACCGAAATCGAGCGACAGCAATCGAGCAAAAATCCTTTTGCTGCCGACTCCAAGCTTCACGTAATTCAGCTTATCGGCGTGGCATGTGCCCGTTAGTCCTGCTGGATGCGAAATCAGCGGAAGAAATTCCGTCGTTCTCTCATTCGATAAGGATTCACGACCATGGCATCGCCACCCGCAGTAGCACAATTGTCCACGACCAATGCTTTCTCGAAAGAAGAGCGGATTGCGTGGGAACAAATTCTTGAAGGCTTCCATGACCAGTTGGTCATGTCGAAGGCTGTCACAGTTTTCCAAAACGATCAAACGGCAATGGCCCGCCAGGGTGACGTAATTCGTCGCCCGATGCCGTACATCGCGCGCTCGTTCTCTGGCCTTGATCAAACTGCCAATTTCGTCGGCAAAACGCAGCTTACGGTTCCCGCTGTCATCGATACCATCCGCAGTTCGCCGTGGACGATGGATGCAACGGAATTGCGTGACGCACTCCAAGAGGGACGCCTAGGCGCTGCTGCGAAGCAAAAGATTGCCTCGGATATCAATCTCGCCGTTGTGAATGCCGTCTCGCAACTCGGCTCGCTCGTAGTTAAGCGCACCGTTACGGCAACTGGCTTTGATGACCTTGCGCAGGCAGACTCCCTGATGAATGAACAGGGTATCGATTATGACGACCGTTACGCAGTCTTTGGCTCGCGCGACTACAACGCAATGGCCGGTAACTTGGCTGCCCGTTCGTATATGGTAGAGGGACAAAAAGCCGCCGATGCATATGAAATGGCAACGGTCGGTCGTCGTGTAGCTGGTTTCGAGCGTGTGTTGAAGGCGGACTACATCCAACGATTGACCGCTGCGGCTGGCGTGACGGTGACCGTGAATGGCGCGAACCAATACACGGTGCCGAAGGCCATCACGACCACTCCGGGCGGCGCGCTTCAAACCAACGTGGACAACCGTATTCAAGCGCTGGCTATTACGGTTGCGTCCGGTACTGTCAAGGTCGGCGATGCATTCACGATTGCGGGCGTCAACAATGTGCACCCCATCACGAAGGTAGATACGGGTCAGTTGAAGACGTTCCGGGTAGTCGGCATTGTGTCCGGCGCGGGCGGCACAGGAACGATCCAAATCACTCCCTCGATCATCAGCGGCACCGGTGGTACGGATGCGGAATTGGCATATCAGAACTGCACGGCAGCGCCTGCAACGGGCGCGGCAATCACGTGGCTGAACACCGCGAATGCAGCCGTCAATTGCTTCTGGAAGAAAGAGGCTGTTGAAATCTTGCCGGGACGCCTTGCCGTTCCTTCCGACCAAGGTCTTGCTGTTATGCGGGGCACGACGGACCAAGGTATCGAGCTTGTCATGACCAAGCAAGCGCACATCGAAACGTACAAGTCGCTATATCGGATCGATGCGTTTTTCGGGGTGTCTGTCACGAACCCGGAAATGACGGGGATTATGTTGTTCGGGCAAATCTGATCAGGTGCAATTCTTCTGCGGGCACTCTGTGATGGGTGCCCGCGCGCCTGGGAGGGCACATGTCCAACAGTGAAGCGCGCTCGCTTGCTTACTTTACGGACACTTTCGGGCGTCCGCTAGAGTCGGGGAAGATCTATATAGGCGTAGCTGGCCTTGACCCCATAGCAAATCCGCAAACAGTCTATTCAGACGCAGAAAACACGGTTGTTTTATCTCAGCCCATTCGCACGGTGCATGGTCATGCTGCATCGGGGGGTCAGTATGTGCATCTTTTCTGCACTACGCCGTATTCGATCACGATCATGGATTCTTCCGGGCGAGTGAATTACACATCGCTCAATGAATCCGATCCGTCTCTGACCAATATTGGTAAAAGCGTTCCGAAGTCGGCTAGTACGCTTGCCGAGTTGCGCGCCATGGAGAGCGACTCAACGAATCAAGTGTTCGTGACTGGATATGGCATGTATTACTACGATGCCTCAGACACGACGTCTCCTGAAAGTATTCCGCGAGTGATCGTCGCTGACGATGGGTCGCGATACAAGCGTAGCACTGAATATGTCATCGGCGGATGGGTTCAAGCATCGGCAGCGGCGGATGCGACCGTAACAGGTGCGCATTTTAGCTACAACGACGAAAGCACAGGATATGCGCATATCACATCAAACCCAGGGGGCACGACTGGCGGCGGATTGATCGTCAGGACGGTGAGCGCTGATGGGTCGACGGAAGCTGGACGAGTGACCATAGGTCGAACTGGCAGCGTTGATGCGCAAGGGCAAATCGTAAGCAGAACCACGTTCCTGACGTCTGGCGGGGTTGTTTATCTGACTGCGGATGGTACGCGCTATCTGTCGTATGACGGCACGCAATACAACCTTCCTGGCGCTGCGCTCTATCTCAACAATTCGCCTGTACTCAATCTCTCCAACTATCTAACGCTTAACGAAACTCAAGCCGTTGGGTGCATGACGCTTGGTACTAGCACGCCGACTGTAGGTTCGTGGTTCGCTATCGGTCAGGCAAGCGGTATCTACCTATTCATAAGGACAGCATGAGCGCTTATTCGTCAGTGGCAGACCCCGTATGGGCAGATAGCGCGCATACAGCGATATTCGTGAATGTCGTGTTTGCGCATTTGGGTGAGACGCCCGTCAAATTCGGCGCGTCCCCGAAAGACTGCATGGATTACGGAAGAGAGATTTACGCCGACATCATTGCCGGAAAGTACGGCGAAATCGCAGAATATCAGGAGGCATCCACATCATGACCACAATCGATCAGCTCCCTGTAGATGACTCTATAGATTCCGCTGACCAGATTCCAATCTGGTCAAACGCTGATGGGGTAGCACGACGCGCATCGGTATCGCTATTCGACGCAAGATATCAATTGCCTGACGACGTGCGCGCCGGGCTTTATAAATTCATTGGCATATCCGCAACGCCTCCCACCACCCGATCGAACGGCGATGGACTGCAACTAGGCGATGTCTACACTGACACTCAATCGTTCCCCGTTACCTGGATTTACACGTCGCAGGGATGGGAAGAAATGTATGGCGCTGACATCCTGTCCCGCGCATCCGGCTATGCGACTGCGGCACAAGCCAGTGCGACCGAAGCAGGGCAAGACGCATCTGCCGCCGCGACATCTGCTACAAATGCAGCGGCGAGCGCATCCCAAGCTGCCACGACGCTGGCAAACGCTCTGGTAAAGACGAACAATCTGTCGGACGTTGCAAACGTGGCAACGGCGCGGGCAAACTTGGTCGCGGCGAAGTCGGGGGCCAATTCTGACATTACCTCTATCACGGGACTCACGACTGCGCTATCGGCAGCGCAGGGGGGTACAGGCGGAAATATCAGTCTTGCGACGGGCGCGGCGCTGGTCGGCTTTAAAAATCCTTCTTTGCCCAATGCAGTTACCACGAACCTTTTAAATAAGAGTCAGGTATTCATTGACTTGAAGGCGGATTACGGCGCTGCGTGCGATGGCGTCACAGACGACACGAGCAAAGTTCAGAATGCATTAAATGATATGACCGGTGGCGGCAGGCTCTTGATTAGAGGTACGTGCTTGGTTTCGGCGGCACTGACGATCGCATATGACGGCATCCGGATCGTAGGCAGCGGGATTATCTCTTCCGGCTTCTATATGACCAGCGCTACGGCGGACTTGTTCGTTACGACGACAGCACTGCGCAGCGTCGAGTTCCACAATTTCAATGTGTGGTCGTCCGTCACAAAGACGGCAGGAAGCGTTTTCAATCTTGTGAACCCCGCGCGGTTTGTTTTTAATCGCATTTTCGCGGGCGATCGAACGACAGTGGCAGCGCAAGGCAGTCGCCTTTACAACGTGCTGTATATGGCTGGGTGCGATGACTGCCTAGTGACCGGCTGTACGTTTGCTGGCTTCAGCAATTACGCCGTTGCCGTGTATGGATCGGCAACGGCTCAATCAGAACTCCGTTTGACTGGCGGCACACGCATTAGCGTAGGCAATATCGGCGTCTTGGTCGGCGGCAATTTTGGCGGCATGTATCTTGGCGAAGTGTCGGTAGATAGCTGCGTCAAAGACGTGGTGATTTCGCAGGCATTGAGCGCGACAATCAATCGCGAAATCTTTCTTGGGGATATGTGCGTTCTGGATGCATGTAGCGATACCTGCTTAGAAGTGCAGGCCAACGGGTGCGCCATATTGCAATTGACCGGCGCATGGCTTGCCTCGGCTGGCAAGTACGGCACTGCCAGCGGCAACCAAACTTGCTGCAACATCCTGCCGACGAATCCCGCGCTTCGGTTCATTGCCTCGGGCGCGCACTTCTACAATGCTGCGAACACTGGCCTAGCAATCAACGGGTGCGCTACCGCGAACATATCCGGGTGTCAGTTCGACTACAACACGACTTACGGCATCAATCTCGCGAACAGCGCAGTTACCTCCGCAGCCATTTCCGGGGGCAGAGCGTTTAACAACGGCATAGGCATTAACATCGCGACGGGCGTTCCAGCGTTCTCAGTGATCGGAATGGATTTGACGGGGAACTCGACGGCAACTGCGATTTCTCCAGCGCTTGCTTATAACCGGTTCATCCAAGGCTGCTATGGCTACACGTCTTATAACTCAGGTCAGGCGACATTAAGCACGTCCAGCGCCTCCACGACGGTTATGCATGGCTTAAGCGGGACGCCATCAATAAATGACATCACGCTTACTTTGCTGACCGGCACCAATGCAACGTGGTTTGCGATCACGGCTGTAACGGCGACCACTTTCACGATCACGGCATCTGCCGCCGCGACCAGCACGGTTACGATGGCTTGGCGCGCTCAGTTGCCGAGAGTGTAGCGAAGAAGAATGGATACCGGGGAAATCCTAAAGCTACTCGGCGGCTCTACAGTCGGGGGCGGCGTGCTTGCGACTCTTGCGTATGCCGCCGTCAAGATGGCGATCCCCGCATTTGCAAAGGCGCGCCTCGATTCCAGTTCGCTAGGCGTTGCCGAGAAGCTGATCGAGTCGCTGCAAGAGCAGAACAAAGCGCAGGCTGAAGAGCATCGCGCGGCAATGGTGCGCGCAGATGAAGCGCTGAAAGCAGAGCGAGACCGCGCAGACGCAACGCGCAAAGTTCTCGAAGAAACCACCGCTGAACTCTACAAAGTCAGAGAGCAGCTTAGTCATTTAACCAATGAAAACATCAAACTCGCAGGAAAGATAGCCGAGCTTGAGCGCAAAATGAACGCCCATCCGGGGGTGAATGATGCCCTTTAAACCCAGCCCGCGCGCGCTTGTCGCGGTGATTATTTCATGCATATGCGGCGTGTTGCTTTGCGCGGCCACGATCGGATTCGGAGTAGCGCAGTTCGTTGACCAGCGGCGCATGTCCGCGATCGTACTCAATGCTCAAGCGCGCGAAGATGCGCACCGTTTAGAAATAGAGAAAGTCCGGCTTGAGGCGGCGCAGGAGTGGCAAAAGAAAGTCGATTCGGCAAGCCGCGACGACGCGCAGCAGATACAAGATATCCAGGAATTGAAAGCGCAGAACGCTGTGTTGATGAAGTCGCTTGACCGTCTTGCGCGCTCAAGTGAGCAGCGCGTTATCGCTGCGGCCAAGATCCAGAACAAGCTTGATTCTGTCGCGACCAAGGTGGAGCAGGTGAGTGATGCGACGCCAGGCATCAAGAAAGCAACTGGCGACATCAACAAAAAAATCGAAGATGCCAACCGGAGATTGAAATGATCCGCGCTTTTTCCCTTGTGTTGCTCTTGAGTCTTTCGGCGTGCGTGGCGCAGCCGAAGCGCACTTATCATCCGCCGCGCACGAAATGCCCCGATCTGCCGGTGCTGCCGAACCCGGCGACGGAGGCCGACAAAGATCATTGGATCGAACAGATGGCCACGCTTTACCCGCAATGCGCGGCTTCGCGCCGAGTGTTCCTGACGCCTGATACGGAGAGTAAATAATGGCCGTCATTGTGGTGCCATGGTGGCATAAGGTAGTGTCGCGTGCCAGCACGAAATGCCATATCGCTGCTGTTGCAGTTCTTGGATTTTCAAAAGAAATAACACAGTTTTTTTATGATGTGTTGCCACGTGTATGGGAGCATGTTCCGCCCGGTCTTAGGGATCAGCTTCCGCACTACGCCCCTGAAGCAATGGCCGGGACAATCGTAGTCTGCGGCATTGTTGTTTCGGCTCTCACGACTGATAAGGCCCTAGATCAAGCGCGATCGATTGGTGCCACGCCAGAACCCATCCAGCCTCCACCACCACCCCCAATGCCATGACTCCATTGCCAATGACCCCATCGACGTTCCTTGAGAGCGCTGTTATTCCCGCTCTAAATTTATTGCCGTCGAAGATGAATTCGCCGGAAGCGCAAGTGATGCTCGTCTCGATTGCGCAACAAGAGAGTGGGCTCAAGACGCGGACGCAATATAACGGCGGCCCGGCTCGCGGCCTGCTGCAATTCGAACTCGGCACGCAAGCATCGAAGGGTGGCGTGTGGGGCATCTATCTGCACCCGGCGTCTCGGTACTGGCTCAATAGTCTATGCCAGGATCGAGGCGTCCAGTTCGATCCGGTCGCGATCTATAACACGCTTGCAACGGATGACATCCTCGCCGCTGGCCTGGGCCGTCTGGCGTTATTCGTCGATCCCAAGCCGCTTCCCGCGCTGTCGGACAAAGTGGGATCGTGGGCGCTGTATCAACGCGTCTGGCGTCCTGGCCAGCCCCGGCCAGACACGTGGCCTGATTATTACTCCGCCGCCGTCTCGGCAGTCGAAGCTGTGGCAGCATGAGCCCCTACCTCATCACCGGCCTTGGAGCCGGAATTCTCGGCATCGCGCTTGGCGCAGCGGGCATGCATTACACGATCGATTCCGCGCAGTTGGCCGGGGCGCATGAAGCGCTTGCGTCTGAGAAGGCAGCGCACGCTCGGGATAACGAGCAAGCGGTAGTCAATCTCAAAGCCGTGTCCGATGCGGCGGCGCAAGCGAGCGCCGCCGCCATCGCAAAACAGACGTCGATGCAGCAAGCAAATGATTCAGCCCAGGCAACTATCGCCAAACTCCAGGGAGAAAAAAATGCCGCCGATCAAAAGTATCGCTCCGCTCTTGCTGCTGGCACTGAGCGCGTGCGCGTCGCAGTCCGATCCTGTCAAGCCGACAGTCCAGCCAGTGGCAGTGCAGTGTCCGGCAATCCCCAATCCGCCGGCGGAAGCAATGACGCCTCCACCTTCGCAGACCTCGACCCAACGGTTGCAGAGCGCGTTTTCGGAGTCGCTGCCGACGACCAGCGCGAAATAGACAAGCTGGTCAAGTTGCAGGCATGGGCCTGCACGGTAAAGGCGGACGCCCCCGGGTGCGGCCCCACCAAATAG